GACCGGCGATCCCCTGACGGGTATTCTCAGCCTTACCCGCAAGCAGCGCGAGGCAGGCGAGCGATACCGGGCAGACTTCGAACTGGCGGCGCGGGAGGGCATGAAATCGGCCAGCGTCGACCAGCGAGTGGATGGCGGTCGCATCACCGCTTCCATTCCCGTTCGGCTGATAGACAACCACGCCCTCATGGCCGACGCGCGGAAGGCTTTGAGCTACCCCGAGATCATTCGGGTTATCGATTACGTCTGCGGCCTTGGCATGTCGATCAAGGAGGTTGCCGCTAAGGAGAACATCGTCAGGGACATTCCGGCTCAGCTCCTGCGCATGGGCTTGGAACGGCTCGTGATCCACTACGGCGAGCAGCCCGCGTCACGCCACGGTTGAAACGTGACGGCAGCTATGGTAGTGATTTGCCTGTGATGGCGCTTTGCGCCCGAGACCCGCCCTTGCTGGCGGGTTTCGTGTTTTCGGACCCGGCCATGTTTTACCGAGTGGTCGCCCGTTGGGTCGGCTCTCCTATTGGGCCATCGGTATCCAGTTTGCGCGAGAGCGGATAGAGTTGGGCGTCACGTCGAGAGGCACGTGACGGAGCGACGCGGGGCAGGGCCGCAAACTCTGCCGGTTGTCTACCGATGAAGGGACGGCACGCGTCGGGCATAACGGGTTGGGCGACGGCCACTGCCCCTGCTGCGCAAGCCACCAGTCCACCGCCCGAGGTATCTTTGATGGTGAAGCTCAAGGTATGGTGGGCTGATCGTCACCTGCAGGAATACGGCAGGCGGCTCGATAGCCTTCACCAGAAGTTCCCGAAGGTGCTGCCGCGTATAGTCAACCAGGTGGGCAATCGCGCCAAGACGCAGGTCATCCGCAATCTGACCAAGCAGACGGGCTTGCCGCGAAAGACCATCGTCAAGGCCGTGGGCAATCCGACAGTCGCCCGTCCGGGCCGACTGTCCTACGAGATGTCAACCCGCGGCGGCAACATCCGCCTGAAGTATCTGAACCCGAAAGAGACACGCCCCGGCGTTACGGCGGCGCCATGGGGTAAGCGCCAGCTCTACCCCGGCACCTTCATGCACGGCGGCCTGTTCCCGAACCGACACGGTGGCAAGTTCGATGGACATGTCATGCGCCGGCTGAACACATCAGGCACGAAGCTGACGCAGGCGCGCTCTGGGATGTTCATCCCCCGCGAGATGACCAGTGGCGCGACCGCAGGAGCTTTCGAGCGCACAGCCGCGCCTTTGCTCAAGCAGCGCGTCGACGCGGTTCTGATCAAGCTGATGGGGTGAGAACGCGATGAGCAGGGTCGTAACCAATGTCATCAACGAACGTCGGCATCGCGTTTTGATCGACCGCCATGAGTTGAAGCGCATTGTGGGCGAGGCGGTTGCCAAGGAGATCGGCATCCGTCACGCCGCGCCCGGCCAGACGTGGGACTTCAACTTCAAGGATGAGACCGAGGGATCGCCAGCCTACAAGGTGGGGACAGGCTGCATCGTCGATGTGATCGAGGATATGGGCCCGCAAGCCGGCCCTGCCGATGAGGCGCCGAAGGATTGGGATTGCCGCACGTCAGGCTGACCGCCCCTCCATTGGGTCCTTCCTCGGCTTGGCGGCCTAGCGGGGACGCGTGACTGCGGGATTTGAGCCTATGCAGTTTTTTGCAATGGGGTTCCGCTTCCGATGAATGAAATTGAAGTATCGGGGAAAGACCTCGCCTTGGCCTTTGGCGTGACCGACCGTTCAATCCGTGATTTCGCTGATCGGGGCATCATCACGAAGATCGGGCGGGGAAAATACAAGCTGCTCGAAAGTGTCCGGCTCTACACCGAACATTTGAGGGGCGTGGCGTCAGGGCGCGGTGGCGAAGATGGCGTGCTGGACCTTACGGCGGAGCGGGCACGTCATGCCAAGGAGCAGGCCGACAACGTGGCGCTGAAGAACGCAGCCCTGCGCCGTGACCTGGTTCCGGTCGTCGATGTCGAACGGGAATGGATCACTGTCGGTCGTCAGATACGCAGTGGTGTGATGGCCGTGCCCTCGCGGGTTCGCCAGTCCCTTCCTCATCTGACCGCCTTCGATGCCGATGTGATCGACCGGGAAATACGCAGCGCGCTGACTGGCTTGGGTGAAGATGACGGCGATCATGAGATTGCGGTCGGCGATATGGTCAAGTCTGACGCCGCCGCCGAAGCTGAAACTGTCGGAATGGATTGAAAGGAACGTTCATCTTCCGCCCGAGGTATCGTCGCTGCCGGGGCCCGTGCGCCTGTGGCGTTTCCAGCGGGACATTGCAGACGCGATAGGTGACGCGGCCGTCGAGAGAGTGACGCTGGTCAAGTCGGTTCGCATCGGCTTCACGTCGCTCCTGACCGGTGCAATCGCAAGTTACTGCTCGAACGACCCGGCACCGATACTGGCGCTCTTGCCCACCGAGGCAGACTGCCGCCGCTATATGGTCGCCGACATCGAACCGATCTTCGACGAGTCGCCGGGGCTTCGCGGTCTATTGGCAGACGGGACTGACGAATCGGGCCGAAACACGATCCTGGCTCGGAGGTTTCCCGGCGGCTCGCTGACCCTTGTCGCCGCCAAGGCCCCGCGCAACCTTCGCGCTCACAACGCCCGCGTCCTGTTCATGGACGAAGTCGACGGCATGGAGATGACGAAGGAAGGGCCGCCGACGATCCTCGCCGAGAAACGCACGATGTCGTTCGCGGATCGAAAGATCGTGACCGGCTCGACGCCGATCTTCGAGGAAACCAGCCCGGTGATACGGGCATACGCCAAGTCGGATCAGCGCGTCTTCGAGGTGCGGTGCGTCGAATGCAGTGGATTCTACGAGATCGCGTGGAAGGACATTCAATGGCCCGAGGGCGAGCCGGAGAAGGCCCATTGGTGTTGCCCCGGATGCGGATCGGTCGTTGAGGAAAAGCACAAGCCCGCGATGGTGGAGGCGGGGCGGTGGCGCATCACTAAGCCGGAAGTCGCGGGGCATGCGGGCTTCAGGATCAATGCGCTGGTATCGCCGCATAAGAACGCATCGTGGAGCATCCTCGCCCAAGAGTTTCTCGCCGCGAAATCTGATCCGGGATCGCTACAGATATTCGTCAACACGATCCTTGCCCAGGGTTGGCGCGAGGAAGGCGAGGAACTCGACGACGCCGAATTGTCGACCCGGGCCGAACCGTTCGGGCTTGTCGCCGACGAGAAGACAGGCTGCACGGGCATCCCGGCTGAGGTGATGGTGATCACTGCCGGCGTCGACGTGCAGCGCAAGGATCGTCTTGAAGTCACCTTCGTCGGATGGGACGAAGACGGCAACGCCTACGTGCTCGGCCACACCGTCGTGTGGGGCATGTGGGATGACGATACGACGTGGGCGGAACTCGACACGGTTCTGTCCACCAGGTGGGATCATCCGCTCGGCGGCAAGATCGGCATCGACGCAACCTGCATCGACAGTTCGGACGGTGTGACGATGGAAACCGTCTATCGCTACGCTTTCCCGCGCTTCCGGCGGAAGGTGTTGGCGATCAAGGGCGACGAGGGCAAACGCCCGTGGATCAAGATGTCGAGCGCTAAGGTCAAGGGCGGACACCTGTTCATCGTCGGCGTCGACGGAATCAAGGGTGCGATCATCTCTCGCCTGCAGCGCAGCAACATGATCCGGTTCTCGAAAGACCTGCCGGCAGACTGGTACGAGCAACTCGCGAGCGAGCGAGTGATCGTCCGTTACAGCCGGGGCCAGCCGACGCGGCGCTTCGAGCGGATCAAGGGACGGCGGGCCGAGGCGCTGGACTGCACGGTCTATGCCTTTGCGGCCCGGCAGGTGGTCAACGTCAATTGGACGCAGCGCGCCGGGGAACTGGCGATGCCGGCCGACATGGCGCCCGTACATTCGGCGCCGAGAATAGCGAAATCGGAGTGGCTCTAGATGGCCGACCTTGATGACCAGATCGCCGCTCTGTCCGATGCTATCGCGCAGGGAGCCAAGCGCGTCGTATTTCATTCCGGTGGCACCCGCCGCGAGGTGGAGTATCATTCGCTGAAGGACATGCGGGACGCGCTCGCCGCCCTTGAGGCGAAGAAGGCCGGCGGCTCCCGCATCATACTGGCGGCATTCTGATGGCGAAGGTCAACTTCATCGACCGCGCTATCGGCTGGGTGGCACCCGGTTCCGGTCTGCGTCGCGCCCGCCAGCGCGCCGCCATGGAACTGCTGACGCGCGATTACGACGGGGCCGATCGTGGCCGGCTCAAGTCGTCGTGGAAAACGCGGTCCACCTCGGCGGATGCCGAGATCGCCAAGGCCGGGCGCATCCTGCGCGACCGCATGCGCGATCTCGTTCGGAACAACCCGCACGCAGCCAATGCGATCTCGGTGCTGGTCACACATGCCATCGGCGATGGGATCGTGCCGAGGGCGAAGGACCCGAAGGTCAACGCGCTGTTCGCCGAGTGGATCAAGGTCTGCGACGCCGATGGGCAACTGGATCTTTACGGCATCCAGGCGCTTGCCGCGCGCGGCATGTTCGAATCCGGTGACGGGTTGGTTCGGCGTCGCCGCCGTCGCGCCGAAGATGGCTTGCCGGTGCCGCTTCAGTTGCAGGTGCTGGAAACAGACCTGATCGACAGCACCAAGGAAGGGACGCTTTCCGGCGGCGGCGTTGTCATCCAGGGTATAGAGTTCGATGCCATCCGGCGTCGCCGGGCCTATTGGATGTTCGGATCGCATCCCGGCAACTCGTTTTTCGATCCACTCATGTCGATGGTGTCGAAACCGGTCCCGGCTGAAGATATCGCGCATGTGTTCGAGAAGCAGCGGACGCAGGTGCGTGGAGCGCCCTGGGGTGCCCCCGTCATCGCTGATCTGCACGATCTGGCGAGCTATGAGCAGGCCGAGCTTGTGCGCAAGAAGCTGGAATCGTGCCTCGTCGGCGTCATGACCGGCGGCGATATCGACGATCCAATCGGCATGCCGATGACCGAGAAGGACGGGAAGCCGCTGCCGGCCGGCATCTATAATGCGCGGGGAGAGAGGGTCGAGAAGTTCGCACCGGGCATGTTCTACAATGCGGTCGGCGGCAAGGATATCGAGTTCAGTCAGCCGGCCGCCACCGGCAGCTATGATGCCTACAAGACCGCCATGCTGCACACCATTGCTGCGGGGTTCCGTGTGCCGCATGCGCTGCTGACCGGCAACCTGCGCGGCGTGAACTATTCGTCGAGCAAGATCGGCATCGAAGCGTTCAAGCGGACGATCAGCGCGCTGCAATGGCAGGTGATCATCCCGATGTTGTGCGAGCCGATCTGGCGCTGGTTTCTGGAGGCGGCCTATTTCGCCGGCAAGATCGACCACATGAACCATCCGGCCGAGTGGTCGCCGCCTCGCATGTATTCCGCCGATCCCGGCCGCGACGTGAACGCCAAGCTGGCGGAAGTCAGGGCCGGCTTCCGGTCGTTGTCCTCAGCCATCGCAGAGACCGGCTACAACCCCGACGACGTATTGGCCGAGATAGAGGCCGACAACAAGAAGCTCGACAAGGCCGGCATTATTCTCGACAGCGACCCGCGCCGAATTTCGCAGGCGGGGCAGACGCAACAGCAACCGGTCGAAGACCGGACGGATTCCAAAGAGGACTGACCCATGCCTGATGAAAACAGGTTGGCGCCTGCATCCCTCCCGATGCAGACGCGGCGAGAACCTATTGCCGCATCGACCGTCAACAGCGAAGCGCGCACGGTTGACGTGGTGTTTACTACCGGCGCGGCTGTGCGGCGGCGTCGGTGGACCGGCTGGGATTCATCGGTCCCGTTCGACGAAATCCTCGAAGTCACTGCCTCGGCGATCGACCTTTCGCGCCTTAATGCTGGCGCGCCTGCGCTCGACAGCCATTCCACCTGGTCATCGTACTCTCAGGTCGGCGTTGTCGAACGCGCATGGATCGAGGGTAAGGAAGGCAAGGCCACTATCCGGTTCCCGCGAGCGGGCATCGACGAAGCCGCCGACC